TAGACTCAATTTCACGGCCTGCGGCAAAACCGCGTTTGATTGCGTTAAATGCCGTATTTGCTGCTGTAATTGCTACACCGATTGAGGCGGGATCTAACATTACTTTCCTTTCAGAGAAGCCTGTGTATTTATCCTATAAATATTAACATCATTACGGTCTTCTGCTATCTGTTCTTGTGTTTCTTTTCTTTGTTGTGCTAAATCAAATGCTTGTTGTAGTTTAGCTTGATCAATTTGGAAGTCCATTAGGTCGTTTATAGCTTTTCTTTGTATTTCAGCCGTATCGTTCTCTAATTCTTTCTGTCTTATGTCTACAAGTGGGTCTGGTTTTTGTGCAGGCTCCACGGCTGGCATAATTTCTTTTAATATTTGCCCAACTTGTTGCGATATTGCAGCTTCGATAGCCTCTGGAGTAGGTGCAACTGGTTGTTCCCCTCTTGCCATAGCCTCTTGCATCGCAAGTTGGAAGAATTTGGTCACTTGATCTCTTGCTAACAGACTAACATGGTCTTGAACATGAGATTGTAGCAATAAAAACCCTTGTGGGTTCGCTTGAGACACCATATTAGACAAAAATACAACATGTGCGACTAAATGTGCCTCGTGATCTTGTTGTGGGAACGCTTGTAACGGAGTTCCTTTAATAGAATTAGCATTTTCTGTCGCTGGATCTACTGGTGCAGGTGGTTGTGGTGGCGGTAATATGCCATCTATGTTCTTAATATCCAGTGCATCGTACATTCTTCGGTATGCTTCATACTGATTATGTAAATTTGGTGCAGCTTGTGCTAGTTGCAGTTGTGTTTGTGCCAAAGATAGACGTTGTGCCATAGAAAAAATGCTTGGATCACTGACTGGAAGCACATCTATACGACCATCAAAGTCATTTGCCATGATTTGTGGTGCTACATTACCTACAAAATACGGATAAGGCATTGGATTTTCTGCAAAAATCTCTGCTAACATCCTAAATTCTTGTTTTTGTCCGTAGTGTAAACGCTTATGTATGCTTGAAATAATCTTTGAACCTTGTTCAATCAACGCAACAGTCGTTCCAACTGGTGCTTGTGAGTTTACATCGCTAATTTTTGCGTCTGCAACTTGTGCAAAACGTCTACCAGAGTCAACAATGACACCTAAAAGTTGTGCTAATGTAGCTGATGGCTCTTTGTATGGCAATGGAATGATTGAATTTTTGAGGTCTCCACCTGGGACATCGATATCTCTGAACTCACCAGGATTAAGAGGATCGTCATCATTACGAATACGAACACCTCTCGCTTTGAAACCAGCTGGAAGATTTGATAAAGTACCTGCATCTATTAACTGCCTTAATATTGATGTGGCTGCACGAGACAAACCACCGATTGTGTGCAATAATCCAAATCCGTAAAAACCAAAACCTGGTAAAAATTTAAAATGTACGAAGTATTGCCTCTTACGTTTTAACGGATCTTGCTCTCTAAAGTTTCTAACAACTGATAAAACTTTGCCAGAAGTTTGATCAAGGGTAACAATATAAGGGAGCATAATACCCGAAGGCTGCCCTTGCATATCCAAATCTTCAAAACCTTCCAAGTCCAAGTCCACATGGATTTCAAGTAAGGTGTAACTATCATCTGAATAATTTGGATATAATCCTTGAAGTTCATTAGTTGTTTCTTGGATAGATCCTTCATCTTCTCCAGAATCTGTAGCAGATAACTCCACATCTTTATATACCCCAGCGACTTGTAGTTTACGAATTTCATTGTAACTCATTCGCACCATGTGTGTCACTCTTTCTGCTGTTCTTATATCAGAAGCAGAATAAGGCACAATCAAATCTTCGGCTGGTACAAACTTAGATACGGCTCTTTGTTTAGTTGGATCAAAGTAAACTTTCTTAAAAGTAGAACCAGTAAGTGGTAGATAAAACAACATTTGATCTGTGTCTTGGTCATACTCTTCCATAACTTCCGTAACTTGAAAGTTCATGTAGTCTTTTATTCTCTGTGCTTGATCTTCTGTTTCTTTTGTTGGCACACCTAATATTTGTGTTTTTACTGGACCACCAGCTGGTAACATTTCTTTGTAGGCTTGTGCTTGAAACTGTGTTGTGGCTTCTGATAATAGTGGATGTGTCACACCACTAGCACCAAGAAACGGATCACTTCTATCTTCATAGTTAATACCAAGCAAGTTAAGTCCCTTGGCTATCGCTTCTTCCCAATCAGATCTAGAATCTAAATCTTCTTTGACTTTGGCTTGTAATTCTGAAGCAAGAGAAGCTAAATCACCCTCGTCCATAACTTCTGCAAGATTAGCTCCATGATTGTAAACCTCTGGTTCAACAACTGGTTCTTCACCAGTATCAAGTTCTACACCCTCTGGTAATTGTTCTATGTCATCTTGTATTTCTAAAGAAAGTTGTTGTTCTACAGTCATAGGTGCTCCACCTGCTCCCATAGCTTTTTCTACCATTTCTGGTAAATCTCTAGTTTCTTCTGCCATTAGCTCGCCTTTCTTCTAAGGTCTATATAACCACCTTTTGCTTTAAAAGTAAACTTTCCTTCTGCTAGTCGTCTTCCAACAGAACCTTCTGATAAATCAATAACGGCTTGTACTGGTCTTCTCAAAGTAGCTGTTGGCTTACTTGAACGCTCTTCTGGAGTATTTCCTTTTTGATTTTTCATTTCAAACATTCTATCTCTATCTACACCTGCACCAGCATCTTCAAATCGTTTTATAATATCTTGAACTGCCGTTCCATATGTACCTAAACCAAAGTTTCGTCTTGTTTCATCGCTTCTTAAAGAACCATCTTCAATCGCTCTTGGTAAATATAAATCTGCTCTAGCTGGTATGACAATTCCTTCTATTTTTCTACCATCATATAATTGTTCAAATCTTGGATCTGTGACTTTGTGTATTAGAGAGTGCATTAATCCTTTTGCCGTTTGTGTCATTGACGCATTGTGAGGTGCTCTACGATAAGGACTTGAACCTGATCTGTAACTATCGGTGTGATCTATAAGTCTGTTTAGAGCCTCTATTAATTCTGTTGGAGTGTAATTATATTTCTCTGCATTTTTTTCAATATGTTCTTGTAACAAGCCAAGTCTTCTATCTATTTCTGCATCATCATTTTCTGCAACTTTTGTATCTTCAAATTTTTTCTTTGCTACACCTCTTGCATGAGCGAGTGAATCTAAATCTTTTTGTAACTTATCGGCTCTATCTTTATCTCCCTCCATAAAACCTCTATACATTGGAGTGCTGAGTAATTGATAAAAATTACCTATTGTGGGATCTTGAGCGTCCTCACCATCATAGCCTAGATTATGATCAATATCATTATAAGGAACTGGCGTTAACTGTTTTTGTACTCTTCCGTACTCCGTGGCTAAATCGTCAAATCCCACGGAAGTTCTGAACCTTTGCAAAATGTTGTCTTTTACAGGCTCACGGTCTCTTTTACTTTTTATTCTTGACTCTCTGTCCGTTCTGGTAGTGTCACTACGCGGATTAATTTTATTTCTGTGAACCATTGACTCTATTAATAATTTCTTTTTAAGTTTGTCTGTATCGTTTAAACCCAATTTTTTACGATATGCTTTGACCATTTCTTGTCCAACTGGAGTGGCATTTTGAAAATCAATCTCTTTCATATATCTTCTAAAACCGCCGTCTTCTGGGACAAAACCTATTTTATCTGCCATTTTATCTATCTCTGCCGCCAAAAACTTCTCTGCTTCAATAACAGCAGTAGCAGGCAATAAATCTTTAATGCTTTCTGTTAAAATATCATAATTGTGATTAAATGTTGCTGGTGCTAACAATCGACCATTTTCATCTCTTTGAATAGATCCACTACCATCCATAGGTTGTGTGCCACTTATTAGTTCATCAAAATCTATTTTGCTAATTTGATCTTTGTATTTTCTAGCAAGGTGAGAAGCAACATTATGTTTTAAAGTTTCAATAGCTTTCTCGTTTATAGCTTCGTGAGTAGCATCTGACACTGCAAGATTAAAGGCTTTTTCAAAGGCATCTCTTGCAAAATCCACATCTATAGGATCAATACCTCCATAAAAAGTATTTTGTCTTTCAACTCTTGTGTAATCGTCATCAAAATCTTTTACTAAATCAAAATACCTGTATTCTTCTCTAGACAATTTTTCTAATATTTTAGCAGCGTCCTCTCTTATACGTTTTACTGGATCACTTTCAAGTTCTCTTTCATATCTTTGTGTTACTTCTAAATCTTCTTCACTTCTTCCTAGATCATAAGTTAAAGAATTTTTTTCAAAAACTCTTTGTTGAAATAAACCTGGTGTTCCTCTGACTGCTTCTGTCATCTCTCTCATGCGTGCACTAGCAGATTGAGGACCTGCATCTGCATCATAGGCAGCCATTTCTTGCTTATGTTTTTTTCTAGACATGCTTTCTTTTGACGCAAAAGGCATGTGCTTCATAATTAAACTAAAAACATCTCTGTCTGCTTCGTACAAATTAAATTTGTCGTCATCTCTTCTATTAAATATTGATGACCTAGTCATGGAAACTTTTCCAAGAGAACCTATTTTGTGACCAAGTTCAGCTGCTCTTGTTTGATTTTTACTACCCTTTATAAATTTATTTGTTGCAACCACACCATCTCTGTTAAATCCAGACCCACCAAAATCAAAGCCTGGATTACGATCACCAAATCTCTCATATTTATCTCTAAATCTTGCTGCTGTTGGTGCATCAGTTTGAGGGTCTATATATTTTATTTGAAGACCAGTACTACTGACTTCAGGACTATCTCTAAAACCAGCCATCTCATTAAACAGTCTTATAATTTCTCTTCCAAAATGATCTCTTGACATCTTAGGTGAGTTTATAGAATCTTTACCAAATCTTAAACGAGCCTCTATGGCTTGCTCCATAGGAGTGTCTTTTCCATCTTGTCCATAAAAAAAGGCTCGAATCCGTTGAATCTTGTCCGATTCAAGGCTACTAGGACGATCAATCGGACTTCCTGTTTCATCCATGTTGTCAAAATAATCGTCAGCTGTCGTATCAGTAACTTCAAACTCTGAATCATCATATTCTTCATCAAGTTTTGTTCTGTAGTCATCTATAAATCTTGAAAAGTCACCGTCTGCAAACAAAGTTCTGTGAACCATCTCATCAAACTTAGTGAGTTGTTCATCCTCTTTTTGTCTAAAACTAAATACTCTAGGCACACTTTTAGTTCTTGTCTTTATCTCTTCTTCTGCTGCTCTTCGACCTTCATCTGTATCTGGAAACTGAAATCTAATTCTGTTTCTTTCTTCTTGTGATAGGTCAACTTGATCTGTAATTAAAATGTTTTTAAGTTTTGCAAAATGTTTTTTCATACGAGGTATAGCTGTTTTTCTAAACTTAATTAAATCCTCTAAAGCTATCTCGCTAAACTTTTCTACTTCTTGTGGTGCTCTTTCAGTTAATCTAAAATTATCTATCTTACTTTGAGTTTGTGTAAGTGCTTTGTCTAAAAACTCCAAACTTTCTTTTGCTTTTTGATGCTCCTCTCTTCTTTTTGTTAAGTCTTGACTAAATAGTGAAGGAGCGTCATTGTCTGGCATTTCTTGATCCATCGCATCAAGAACATTTATTTTATTTTTTTCACTTGGTGTAAAAAGCCTATGAGCATCTAACTCTCTGTCTCTTGTACCACTGAGATTTTGAACTGGTCTTTTGTCTGAAAACTGTGTGCCACCTAACAATGCTGCTTTTCTTGTAAGATACGGATCGTTTCCTTTTAATGCTGTGTCAATAGAACCTGATAGTAACTCTGGAACTCCACCAAACTTTAACGCTAAATCATATTCTGGTTTAGAAAAATCAAGTAAGTTTTCATATGTTCTAGTAATATCTGATTGTAATTCCTCTAACACCGCATACAGTTTATTATCTGTTCCTTCAACAACCATAGCTCTAGAATAACCAAAACCTTTCTTATAATAGTCGTGACTACCAACTAATTTAAGTTCTTGATTTTCTGGATTTAGTCTTACATCTTCATCTTCTCTCGAATCCACTGTGCTTCCATCAACACCAACACCCTTCTTTGATTTTAAAGTTTTTGTAATTGGACTTTTTGACAATGTACCAGAAGCAAACCTTGAATGGTCTGGATTATGTGCCACAACACTAATCGCATCTATTTCAAAGTCTGAACTTGATGGTCCTCCTCGAATTGAAGGATTTGAAGAGTAAGTTTGATCATCATAAAAAGGAATCAGTGCTCCAGTTCTTGGATCTGAAATAGCAAATGAGTTATGTATTCTTTGACCAGAATACCCTACTTCTGGTGGTAATGTGCCAGGAGGAGCCAAACTTGGATCTAGTAAAACATCCGCTGCAGTTATAGGCGTATTCACAAACGGTGCTTGATCAGCACCTAAGTTTTTATTTTTTTTACTTCTTACTTCAAGTCTAACGGTAGGTCTCATTCGATCAAATTCATAAATGATCTCTTCCATTGTCTTTGTTTCATTATAGTTTCTTGCAAGATACTCTTCTAAACCAGAAGTAAACGCCTCACCACCTCTGTTATGTGTTATCGTTGACTTGCCATCTTGTTCGTTATCAAAGGTTGTTACTAATTTTTTAATTGTTTTAGGGACTGTAACCTTTACTGCAAGATCATCAATGTTAGGAATCGAGGCATAGTTTGGTCGTCCATCTTGTAGTTTTGGTGCAGCTTTAACTGCCTTTCCAAACTCTTGTCCTTTTCCTTCTCTTGGCTTGTATTTAACCTCATCTTCTACCGTAGTCTTAAACACATCTCTGCCAATAAAACCAACAGAACCCTCTCTGTTTCTTTCTTGAGATCGTAAATCTTTATATAAATCTGATACCTTAATCGGTTGTTTCATACCAACTTTGTTACCAAACTTAACAAGTTTAATTCTTAATGGAGAAACAACTGGATCTTCTCTGTCAATAAGTCTCTGTCTGTTTTTAGCTTTTTCTACTTCTCGTCTAATCTCATTGTCTGTGTCGCTAAGTAATGCAAATCTTTCATTAGAAGTCAAAGGACCTTTGATATTTCTATTAGGAGCAAGACCCTCTTCTAATGAGTATTGAGTCAAATTTTGCATCATTTCTGCATTATCTTTTATTTTTGTTAGCTCTGCTTCTGCTTCTTTCTGTGCTTTTGGATTTCCAACTGAACCACCCTCAAGTTCTTTGTTAAAGAAAAACTGATTCTCATCTATGTTAGGATCGTCATCTGATGTAATATTTTGATTCTCTTCTGCTTTTTCTGCTGGTGTACGCTGTGGACCACCACTCCCAGCTGTTTCGTTCATTAAAATCTCAGCATTGGTCAAAGGTGCGTCATCTATTTTAAATCTTGCAAAGCCTGGTGAAGATAAGTTAGCGGCAGTTTGTATCGCTAACTGTTGTCCAGGTGTCGGGCCTTCAGGTCCGAAAAGATCACCTATTAGATTCACGATCCCAGGTCCTTGTCTTAATGTCTCAATGCCCGTGGTCGTTGCACCACCCATTGTGCCACCAAGTACAACACCTTCAAGTAACCTATCAGCAATCTGTTCACCAGTATATTCTCCACCAGTCAAGGCAGTTGATCCTAGAACCACGCCTTCTTGGAGTCCTTCTGTACCACCCTCAAAAGCGACAGACTTACCAATACGCTTTCCTATCTCTCTTGCAGCGTCTACTTTACCTTCTTCCCCTAATTTTTTTATGAGTTCTTTACCAGTCATGGACAATAATTCGTCTCTTGGTATGACTCGACCAGCACCAAAACGATCTAATATCGCCATGATTGTACCAGCACCAATGGCTACTGCGTCATTGTATGTACCAGTTTGTTGTTCCATTTCTTCTGCAACTTCACCAGTAGATACAATACCAGATCCTAAAATAGTCGCTCCACCGATCAAACCTGCAACTGGTACACTAAACGGTGCGGTCAAAGCAGAAGCTAAACCACCACCAAGTGCGATACCACTTGTTGCAATATTTTCACCAGTCTTTTCGGCTACCCATCCAATCGCATCAGAAAGTCCACCTTGTTGATAGGCTTCACGAAGTCCCATTGCATATTGTGGTTGGTAGTTACCCTCTCGAATGTCTTTGTCTTGTTTTGCAACAACTTCTCTTCCGTAGTTGTATAAAGATTCAATACCAGTCCTTGAACCAATGACCTCAAGACCTTTACCAAAAAGTCTCTGTGCTTGGTCTATACTATATTCAAATGCAGTATCGTTTCTTGCCACTATGTAATTCTCGTTGTTCTTTTCTTCTCTGGTAGCATAGCATCAGAAAAGCGATTTGTCACAGTATATCCACCGTTCTTTCTCTTCAAGTTCTTTTTGTCCAACAAAAATTGTTTTTGTATTTTTATAATAGCGTCATCCATATCTCTACCAGTGGGCAGTACGATTTTTCTAGGTGGCTTTACAACTTTCTTTTGCTTTGGTGGAATGTATGGTCTTGTTCGTGGACGACCTCTGTTTTTTGGTGGAGGTGGTGGACCTTGTACTGGCTTACGACCTACCTTTTTTGGTGGAGGTGGTGGACCTTGTTTAGCAAAAGGATGTGGGACATCCACACCTAGTGTCTTTGTAAATTTTCCTTTTGGTCTGCCTGCCATTAGAATGTTCCTTTAAATGTTCCACCACGGTTTTTCATAACACCGCCCATGTTCATTTTTTTGGTGATATCACCTCTTGGAGTTCTTTTGGCTCTTCTTCCAGTTAACACTCCTGCTTTAGGACTTGATCCAAACTTATCTATATTAAATCCTTTACCCATAAATTTGTTCTCAAATTCTTTTTTGAGTTTACCAGATTTAGTAAATCTATTTGCATATTCTTTTTCATAGGCTTTTATTTTTGCTTGTACGTCTCTTTTTTCTTTTGCTGTTTTTGCATTTTGTTGCTCTATCTTTAAAAAGACTACTTTTCCTAAATCTCCTAATAGCATTAGTAATACTCCCTTCTTGATCGAGGATACCAATCCTCCCCTTCGTCTTCTCCGTCCAGTGCGATAAACCCACCTTGTCTAAATCTCATAACTGCCATTGTCATACTATCACAATAGTCATCATGGTCGCCATTTGGAAAAGATGCAACTTCTTCTATTACATCCTCTGCAAACTTCTCCCCACTAGGATACCACACTTTTCCAGATTCGAAAATAGGAGAAACAATGTGCATCCTTGTCGTTTTGTCTAAGTTACCCCCTTTACGTCTGCCTGGACTAAAGGTTAAAACTGGTAAGTTTTGTAATCGTAGCTCGTCTGCTAAAGGTTGACCACTAGCTTTTGCTTCGATAAGCATCATGTCTGGTTCCCAATATTCGTTTTCTTCTATCGCAATCTCCTTTAATTCTGGAAAACTCCAACGTCCTTTCTTCGCATCAAGCATAATTAAATGTTGTTGTCCGTTGGCTTTCGGCTCAAATACACCCCAAGTTGTAATCGCAGAATAGTCTGCTGTCTCCTTTTTACTGTATGCCGTGTCATATGACTGCAAAATATAATCTAACTTCGGCACTTCTTTCTCTTCCCACGGAGTCCACCACTCCCTTTTGATCATTGCCGTTTCTTCAGATGTCGGATTCTGTTGCCACTGGGCGTTCCATTTCATAGGTGACAATGACGCTTTGACTTTTAACAACTCGTCCTTGTTCCAAAACTCGGGCCACAAGATTTTATCATTCGGCAGAATCGCTGGAAACTCAACAACATCCCATTGGTCAGACATAGTATCCTTTGCCATAGCCTGGATTAATCTGCCCGTGAGGTCTTTCTTTGACCATCTTGTTTGCACAATGATGATGGTTCCCCCAGGTTGTAATCTCTGTCTCGGACCCGATGTGTACCACTCGTATGTATTATCATAAGCAGTCGTGGACAGTGCATCTTGTTCCGAGTGTGGATCGTCAATAATCAACAAGTCTGCACCACGACCAGTCATCGCTGCTCCAACACCCGCTGCAAAGTATTCACCACCAGCGCTTGTCTCCCACCGACCCGCGGCT